TGGTAAGTTCTAGGCACGCTTCTCAGCTAGCGACAAGTGCTGATCATGTTAACATGGGAGAGTAGTATCTGCATACCTTCCCCTCATATATGTATATAACGCTATGTGGCTCTTTATCCTCTAATCTTTCGTTAATCAGGGTTAATTGACCTTGCCCGAAATAACGCAATCAGAATTAGCCAAATTACTAGGGGTCTCTACTCCCAGAGTCTCTGCAGTAAAAGCTACGGGCAGGCTTGAAGGCACTTACAGGCTGCAAGGCCGCAACATTTTTTATGACGAAGCAGCAGCCGTCTCTGCGTGGAATGGAGAAGCGGTAAACGCTACTTCAATAGTTTCAGGTTCGCAACAAGAAATCCCTAGCTTTAACGAGTCACGTGCAAAGTCAGAGCATTTTCGCGCTGATTTGCTTCGGCTTGATTTAGAAGTAAAAGAAGAGAAGCTTTGCGAAACAGATAAGGTCAAGCGCGAAGCTTTCACAATGGCTCGCTCTGTACGCGATGCATTGAATAGCATCCCTGACCGTGTAGCAAATCAGTTTGCGGCTGAAACGGACCCAGTCGTCATTCACCAGTCTCTGTCAGAAGAAGTCCGCAAAGCCTTGGAGCGTTTGACGAATGAATGATGGTTCGGCTCTTTACAAAAAAGCTTTTCTTGAGGGGTTGAAGCCTGACGCAAATCTGACTGTGTCGGAATGGGCTGATAAATACAGGATGCTTAGCAGCAAGGCCTCATCTGAACCAGGGCCGTGGAGAACTGAAAGAACGCCTTATTTGCGGGAAATCATGGATTGCATGTCTTCCAGCAGCTCGAAGCAGAAAGTTGTATTCATGGCAGGTGCTCAGCTCGGCAAGACTGAAGGCATTAACAATGTCGTTGGATACATGATTGCCCACGCTCCAGGGCCAGCCATGTTTGTCCAGCCGACAATTGAAATGGCAAAACGTCTCAGTAAGCAAAGGCTCGACTCTTTGATTCATGAGACTCCTTGTTTGGCCGAAAAGGTGGCTCCAGCTAGAAGCAGGGACTCTGGAAATACAATGTTTTCAAAAGAGTTTCCAGGCGGGATCCTTCTTTTGACCGGAGCGAACTCCGCTACTGGCTTGAGATCTGCTCCATGTCGTTGGGTGCTGTTAGACGAAGTTGACGCTTTCCCCTCTGACGTGGACGGAGAAGGCGATCCATGCGCCTTGGCTGAACGTCGTGCTTCGACCTTTTCGCGAAGAAAAATCATTCTTACGTCGACTCCAACAATTAAAGACATGAGTCGGATTGAAACTGAATATTTGGCTTCTGATCAGCGTCGGTATTTTGTCCCGTGTCCTCACTGCTATCACATGCAGTGGCTGCAGTGGAAAAACATTCAATGGAGGGACTCAGACCCTAAAACGGCTGCTTATGTCTGTGAGTCATGCGGCACTCATATCCAAGAGCATTTTAAAAGTGAAATGCTTAGGAAAGGCGAATGGCGTGCGATGTCAGTTTCTGAGGATGCCCGAACAGTGGGATTTCATCTTTCAAGTCTGTATTCCCCACTTGGCTGGAAGAGTTGGCAGGAAATTGTCACAGAGTTTTTACGTGCGAAAAACGATGCTCCCTTATTAAAAACTTTTGTAAACACAGTGCTTGGCGAAACGTGGGAGGAAGAGGTAGGCGCACGGATTGGTGCTGAAGGGTTGCGCGAGCGTGCGGAGTTCTATCCAGCTGGTGAGGTGCCAGAGAAAGCTTCAATCCTGACGGCTGGGGTGGACGTACAAGACAATCGTGTTGCTATTGGTCTTTACGCTTACGGAGAAGGCGAAGAGTGTTGGTTGATTTCGCATGCAGAAATCTATGGCGATCCTGCAAGCAATAAATTATGGGATCAAGTTGATGACGTGATTACACGGTCATATCCAACTTCTGACGGGCATCAAATTAACGTTTCGGCTGTAGGCGTTGACTCTGGAGGCCATTACACGTCGGAGGTCTACGCCTATTGCAGGCAAAGGCAGCGGCAAAGCGTTTTTGCCTTAAAAGGCCAGTCTCAACGAAACAAGCCAGCGATAGGCAAGCCCAGCAAGGTCGACATTAATTACAGAGGCCAGGTTCTGAAGAATTCGGCTCAAGTCTTTCCTGTCGGAGTTGACACCATCAAATCAACAATTTTTGGACGCCTTAAGCACAATGAAGAGGGTGCAGGCTACATACACTTTTACGCGGAAGCTGGCCCTGAATATTTCAAGCAGTTGACCTCGGAGAGGCAGGTGGTCCGCTATGTCAAAGGGTTTGCGATCAGGGAGTGGAAGAAAAAAGCGGGAGACAGAAACGAAGCTCTTGACTGCATGGTCTATAGCTACGCAGCTCTAAATTTTCTTTACATGCGGTTCAACCGGCACACAATTTTTGAACAGTTCAAGAAAAACATTGGGAAAGAGGCCAAAGTCGAACCAAAAGCCTCTCAACCGTTAGAATCTGAAAAGCAACCGATGCGAAATCGTCGTAGGCTGCGGCAACCTCAGTCATTTGTAACGAACTGGTGACTATTCGCGTACCCGAAACAATTTTTGCAAGTGACACGGTCATTTTTGACGTGCCCGCTTTTGTGGATTCGGTTGGCACTCAAATCGATAGTGCAAGTTATACGTTGACGTGGTATGCCAGGACAAACACAAACCACGAAGGGGCGACAATTACAGGCGTAGCCGAAAGCGATGGCTGGCGAATCACTGTGCCTTCTAACGTAACCACAGGCTTTGACGCTGGGTTGTGGACATGGCAGGCAATTGCATCTTTGGGTGCAGTGCAATACACAGCAGGCCGAGGGCAGTTCACTGTCAAAGCAACTCTTAGCTACACAGGGCAACCGGGAGCTTTCGACGACCGATCAAGGGCACAGATCGATTATGACTATGTCAACGCAGCAATAAGAACGCTTTCTCAAGGGGGAGCGGTTCAGGAATACACGATTGGGGGAAGGAGTCTTAAGCGGTACAAAATGACTGAGCTTCTTGAGTTGCGTGATAGCTTGAAAGCTGAAGTTGATCGCGAACGCCGCGCCGAAAAAATTAAGCAAGGCCTTGGCAATCCTGGTGTTACTCGCGTGAGGTTTATTTGATATGTGGCCCTTTACACGACGACGCAAGCCATCTCGCCGGAATTACGGTGGCGCACAAGTCAACCGTCTTACCAATGATTGGGTAAGCCAAGGGACTAGCGCAGACTCTGAGATCAAGAACAGCATTCGGATTCTGCGAAATCGTGCTCGTGCTCTTGTACGTGATTCAGATTTTGCTAAGTCTGCGCTGCGAGCAGTTAGGAATAATGTCGTCGGTCAGGGTATCAAACATCAGGCACAGGTCCGAATGATTCGTGGAGGACGCCTTGACGAACGTATAAACACACTAATTGAGTACGAATTTAAGAAATGGGGCAAGGCCAACAACTGCCATGCTGGTGGAACGCTGACTTGGAATCAAATTCAACAATTGTGCATTAACAGCATGATTGAGTCGGGCGAGGTCTTTGTCCGTCTTGTCAGACAGCAATTTGGTACTAGCCGGGTGCCTCTTGGGCTGGAAGTTATTGAATCTGACCTGCTTGACGATGATTACACCGGCTTTGATGCCAATGGCAATCGCGTCAGGATGGGCGTTGAGTTAGACGAATGGGGCCGCCCTGTTGCTTATCACTTTCTGAACTATCACCCAGGTGATTATCAGTTCAGCTATAGCGAAATTGCAAAGAAGCGTCGTACACGTATTCCCGCTGATGAGATCATTCATCTTTACAGCATTGATCGCCCTGGCCAGACACGAGGCGTAACCGCGTTTGCTTCGGCAATTATGCGTCTTAATAACCTGAAAGGGTTTGAGGAAGCGGAAATCATCGCTGCTCGTGCCAGTTCAGCAATGATGGGCTTTGTCCGCACGCCTGATCAAGAGCTATTTGAGGATGGCACGTTTGAAGATCAGTCGGTGCTTGACTTCTCTCCTGGCAGCATTCGTCGTCTTGCTCCAGGTGAAGAAATGCAATTCTTCTCACCTACGCGCCCAGATGATGCTTTTACGCCATTTGTTGCACAGATGTTGCGTGCCGTAGCAGCTGGCGTTGGTTGCTCGTATACCCAAGTCAGTTCTGACTTTTCTCAAAGCAACTACAGCTCTTCTCGTTTAGAGCTGATTGAGACTCGCGCTCATTACAGGACTTTGCAGCAATACATGATCGATACGCTTTGCCAGCCTATTTACGAGAAATGGATCGAAATGGCAGTGATGTCAGGCGTTATGCAGATGCCTGCCTTTGACATGGACCCTGACCGATATTTTGAATCAAAATGGATTGCCCCTGCTGCTCAATTTGTTGATCCGCAAAAAGAAGCAGAAGCTTATAAGTCATTAGTTCGATCTGGAGTCATGACCCTTTCTCAGGTCATTGCTCTTCACGGTGGTGACTTTGAAGAGGTAATGCGTCAACGCGCTCATGAGCTGGCAACTATGGATGACCTTGGAATTGTTTTGGATTCAGACCCTAGCGCCGTTGACAAGGCAGGACAATCGCAAAACCCTCCAGCGGAAGAGACTTCTCACCCTGAAGTTCACGAGGATGAAAACTAATGGCTGATGTCGAAAAAAGCGTTACTTCATTAGAAGATGGTTATCCTAATGATGGTCGCGTAGCATGGGCTGCATCGGGCGGCAATTCTGATCAGTTTCGGAGCACTATGACGTTAGAAGCAATTACAGCAACGCAAGATCCTGCTCTTGAAAAAGCCAGTGTTGAAGACACTGTTGCGAATGAAGAGGTAAGCGCTGAGCCTGACGCCTTTGGCGTAGACGACACACTTGCAAAAATTGAGCCAATTCGCACGCTTGAAGGATTATCTTTTAAGCGTGCAGAAAGTACAAAGTTTTTAGAAGCCGAGGATCGGACTCTTGAATTTCCTTTTGCTTCTGAAGAACCTGTTGAAAGATATTTTGGGATGGAAGTTTTAAGCATGAGCGAGGAGGCAATGGATTTGTCTCGCTTAAACGATGGCGCTCCGCTTCTGTACCAACACGATGCAGACAAGATTGTTGGCGTTGTTGAACGCGCTTACATTAAAGACAAGCGTGGTTATGCCAAGGTCAAGCTGGCAAACAACGAGCTAGGTCGCGAGATGCAAGACCTTGTCAAAGATGGAATTATTCGCAACGTCAGTTTTGGATACAGGATTAACGAAATGGAAGAAGATAAAAGCACTAAGCCCGTCACCTATAGGGCGACCGCTTATCAACCGTTTGAAATTTCGCTGGTGACCGTGCCAGCAGATCAATCTGTTGGCATTGGTCGCGCTTTTGCCAAAAGTGAAAGCGTACCTGCGGCCTCAACCGTAACAACTCCACCCCTTATCTCCACCATGGAAGAACAAACTCCAAATCTGGAGCTTCTTCGTGCTGAGGCCTCAGAGGCCAAGGCAAAAGAAGCTGCAGAAATGCTTGCCCTTGGTAAGCGCACTCAAAACGTTGAGATTGCTCAAGACTTCGTCATGAATTCTCGATCACTCGACGAACTTCGCTCTGCACTGCTTGAAAAAATGGGTTCTCAATCTAAACCCGTTGATAACACTGCCGGAGAAATTGGCCTTTCTGAAAAGGAAACGCGCTCATTCTCTTGGTTGCGTGCAATCAACTATCTGTCCAATCCTGCTGACCGCGCTGCTCGTGAAGCTGCTGGGTTTGAAATTGAAGCTTCAGACGCTGCTGCTGCAAAGCTTGGCCGTCAGTCTCGTGGCATCACCATCCCCCAGGACATTCTGACCCGCGATTTGGCTACTAGCCCAGCTTCTGCTGGTGGCAACCTTGTTGCTACTGATTTGTTGGCTGGTTCTTTTATCGACCTACTTCGCAACGCTTCTGCCCTTGACCGTGCTGGCGCAACTGTGCTGACCGGCCTGACAGGCAACGTTGCAATCCCCAGACAGTCGGGTGCGGCAACGGCGTACTGGGTCGCTGAGTCGGGTGCTCCTTCCGAGTCTCAACAGACTTTGGATCAAGTAACGATGATGCCTCGCACCGTCGCTGCTTACACCGACTACAGCCGTCGCTTGCTGATTCAATCCAGCGTTGACGTTGAGAACATGGTCCGCAGTGACCTTGCAAAGGTTCTTGCACTCAAGATTGACCTTGCTGGCCTTTATGGCACCGGCACCAATAGTGAGCCTCTTGGCCTGAAGAACACTACCGGCATTGGCACTGAAGATTTTGCTGCTAACACCCCAACATTCGCTGAGGTTGTTGCACTTGAATCTGACGTAGCTGGAGCTAACGCTCTTCTTGGAAGCCCTGTGTATCTGATGAATGCTGCAATGCGCGGCGCTCTGAAGACTGCAGTTAAGGAATCTGGCCAAGCCAGCTACATCTACGAGAACAACGAAGTTAACGGTTATCGCGGCGACGTTAGCAACCAAGTGGCTGCTAATGATCTGTGGTTCGGCAACTTCGCTGATCTATTGATCGGGTACTTCTCCGGTTTGGATCTAATGGTTGATCCTTACAGCAACAGCACAAGCGGCACCGTTCGTGTTGTAGCAATGCAGGATGTGGACATGGCCGTGCGTCATCCCGAGTCCTTCTCACGCGGTAACAACTCTCTCTGATAAATGAAGATCCGTATCCTGAAGCAAACAACGCTTGGGTCCACGGTAGTTCGGGTGGGAGATGTCATTGAGGCATCTCTTCCCAACGCTCAGTTCCTTATTGGCATTAAAAAAGCCGAAGAATGGATTGAGCCTTCTTTTGTAAAAGAGGAGCCCGTCGCTGATCCCGAAGTGCTTTCCTGCCCACCGACAAAACCCCCTTCCAAACGGAGAAAGACCAATGCTACAAAATCTGGGCTCTAAGAGCTATCTACTAACTGCCAGAGCTAATTTGCTTGGCAATACAACAGCAGTAAGCGCTGCTGTTGATCTTGAGGATTATGAAGGCGACATCGTCTTCTGCCTTGATGCTTCAGCTGGTGGATCTGGCATTACTTATGCCGTAAAGGTCACTGAATGCGACACAGAAGGTGGTACATACACCGATGTGACTGGCGGTGGTTTTACAACCACTAGCGCCAACACCGCTGCACAGGAGAAGATTTTCGTCAACTCCAACGACATGAAGAGATTCATCAAGGTCAGCACTACTGTTGCAGGTGGTACTGGAACTGGTTTCGTTTCTGTCGTAGCACTGGCCGCTAAGAAGTACGACTGATTATGGCAATTCAAGATACCTTTGCTTTCCTTGATACCAACGAATTTGGCGTTAATTGCCAGATCGGTGGTGGAAACGTTTTCATCGGTATCTTGGATTCACCCATGGAAGTGATCGCGGGTGGGATTGCGTTAAGTCGGGAGTATTTGCTTACTGCAAAAACCTCTGATGTCAGCGCCCTTACTCGCGGTTCTTCTATAACTGTCAATTCTGAAGATTACACCGTAAGAGAAAACAATCCAATTGATGACGGTTTGTTCTCTGAGCTTTTGCTGAGCAAAGATTAATGGCTGACACAAGGCGTGAATTGATTTTGGCTCGCATCAAGACTGATCTTGATTCAATTAGTGGGGCAACAGTTTATCGAAGCCGTGTTGAGCCTTTAGCTAGAGGGGAGGTGCCAGCGGTAATTGTTGAGCCGGTCAGTGATCAGCCAACAGATACAAATTTTTATGACAAACTCGATTGGGTCTTGCGGGTAAGAGTGACCACGCTTGTTCGTGCTGGCGTTCCAGACGACGTTTCAGATACCTATACGCAACAAGTCCATGCGTTATTGATGGCTGATCAAACTTTAAATGGATATGCGCTTGATATGACCCCGGATCGAACTGAAATAAGCTTGTTTGAGGCGGATGTGCCTCTTGGGGTGATTGCTCAAGATTTTTTGATTCGCTACCGTACCAGTAGGGCAAATCTAACCTCAAACTGAGTTATCCTTTAATATGGCTAAGCAAGTCCCAACTCCCAGTGCCGGTGGCAGTTATCTGTTCAACCCGGAAACAGGCGAACTTCAACTGATCGAATCACCCTCCGCTTCCAATAACAATGGCACTGACGAGAAAAAAGTTTCTGGTAGCAAAGATCGAGTCGTCTTACGGGACGGATCCGACTCCAGTGGGGGGAAGTAACGCTGTTCAAGTTAGCAACGTTGAAGTGACTCCTATTGAGTCTGACAACGTTCAATCGACAGCGCTTCAAGGATTTATTGGTAACAGCACACGCGGCACATTGGTTGCAAACAAGCGGGTTGCAATTACTTTTGATATTGAGCTAGGAGGTTCTGGGGCGGCTGGTACAGCCCCTGCTTTTGGGCCTTTACTCAAGTCTTGCGGTTTGTCTGAAACGGTAGTTAGTTCTACTTCTGTCACTTACGCAGGTGTTAGCAGCAGTTTCAGCTCGGCAACAATTTATTGTTTTTACGACGGCACTCGGCACAAAATCACGGGTTGCCGTGGAACGGTCAGCTTTAATTTGGCAGCAGGTCAATTGCCTGTAGCCAGTTTTCAGATGATTGGCATTTACAACGCGCCTGACGGCACTGCACTTTCAGGCACTTTTACTGTTGCAAATCAAGCAGCAGCTGTTGAGGTAAATGACGCCAACGTCACTACTGCAACCTTCCATGGCGTCACTAGCGTGCGTCTTGAAAGCTTGGATTTGTCTTTAAACAATGAATTCATCTACAAAGAAACTGCAAGTTCTAAAGAGGTGTTGATTGTCAATCGCGCTCCTGGTGGTACTGCTGTGATCGAAGCTCCTGCTATTGGCACTACTGATTACTTCGCTAAGGCTGTTGCTGTTACAACTGGAAGCAGCAGTTTTGTACTTGGAGGTAGTGCTGGCAACATTTCTACCTTTACAATGGCGCAAACTGACATCACGGGAGTAAGCTACGGCGACACTAATGGAGTAGTTTCGTTGTCAATGCCGTATTTGGCTCTGCCAACAACTGCAGGCAACAACGAATTCTCTTTGGCCTTTACTTAATCCAATGGCTTTTGTCCTTAAAAAAGTTTCTTCTTACAAGTGGCCTGTCACTGTTGAAGTTCCTGTCGATGGCGGCAAGTTTAAAAAAGAAAGCTTTACGGCAATCTTTAAAAAGATGAGCCGCTCATCCTTCAATGATTTAATTGATCAAGGCGACGATGCTTTGGTTGGTGAAATTATTGAGGGCTGGGAAGGCATTAAGGACGAACTTGGGGATGCAGTGGAATACAGCGAATCAACTAAAGTTGAATTGTTTGATGATCCCTATGTTTTGCGTGCTGTGATCACGGCATACACTGACAGCTTGACGGGAGCGCAAGCAAAAAACTAGAGAAGGCCGCTGAGTATTGGGCGAAAGGCGGCGTTGTTGACGAGCGTGAAGCGGATTTAAAAGCTCTTGGCGCAAGCAAAGAGCAGATCGCACAAGTGCGGCTAGAAGCTGTTGAGCAGCATTGTGAAGTGTGGGAGGATAATTGGGACATCGTGATGATGTTTCTTAGGCTTCAGACGCAATGGAATGTCAGTATGGCTGGATTGACAGGGTTGAACTACTCATCGGTCGAGTACCTCGGTAGACTGTACCCAGCAAAAGATCCTGTCGCTTTGTTTGAGGGCTTGCAAGTGATGGAAATCAAAGCTCTGACTTGTCTTAACAAGAAGAACTCCTAATGGCAAACGTCACAACCGAACTAAAGGTTTTAGTCAAGGCCGTAGGCAAAGGTGAGCTGAAAGAGCTTGAGGCGTCTTTGAATAAGCTTGCTGTTACGGCAAGAACTAAGGTTGACGTTAACTTTAAAAAAGTTAGCGCTGAACTTAAAAAGATACAAAGCACTTCAACTACAAGTATTAGAAACTTAAGGGATTACAGGAATGCATGGCGTGATATTGCAGCTCAACTTGATATCAGCAGCAAGGAATTTAAAGAAGCAAGAACAGAGGCAGCAAGACTTGATGCGCAGCTAGCAAAAGCAGAAAAGCGTAGGCCTGCGGGAGGTGGGCGTTTTGCAAGTGCAGCAAAAGGCGTTGGCGCAATTGCAGGCGCTGGGGTTTTTGGTGGGCCTGAAGGTGCTATTGGCGCGACTATCGGTCTTGCTGGCGGTGTCCCTGGCGCAATTGTTGGCGGCGCTATTGGTGCGCAAGTAGGTCAATTAAGAAAAGCAATTGGAGGAGTTGCTGAATACGGAGCTGAATTGTCGAAACTGCGGATTGCTCTTAGAGGCGTCAGCAGCACTCAACTTGACTATGAAAATTCGTTAAGGCTTATCCAGCAGGCCACTCAAGATTTTGCTATTCCGCAAAGCATTCTTACTAAACAATTTACAAGGCTTCAAGCTTCTGTTCAAGGTGCTGGCGGATCGGTACAAGACACTAAAACTGCTTTTAACGGCATTGTTGCCGCCGTTCGAGCTACTGGCGGTTCATTGCAAGATGTTGATTCTGCGTTAACAGCAACTGCGCAAGTCTTCTCTAAAGGTAAGGTATCAGCCGAGGAATTGAGACAACAAATCGGAGAAAGGCTCCCAGGAGCGTTTACTCTGTTTGCTGAATCAATTGGCAAAACACCTCAAGAACTTGACAAAGCGCTTGAGCAAGGGAAAGTAAGTCTGCAAGATTTCTTGACTTTTTCTGAGTCACTTTTTGAAAAATTTGGTGAAACTGCTCAAATTATTGCGGACGGACCTGAAGGCGCAGGAGACAGGCTAGTTGTTGCAACGGAAAAGTTAAATGAACAGATGGCTCCTGAGTTAGCCAACCTTGGGGCGCAATTCCAAGGTTTTGCGAAAGAGGCGATTACAGCTTTGAGTTCTGTGTTTACTTTCTTGGGCGAAGTTGGTCAGGCTATTGAACAGAGGGTGAATGGAAAGCTTATAGAGAATCAAAGAAAAGCTCTTGCGGCAGCACAACAAACTCTTGTTAGGACAGATTTAACGCCTTTGCAAGAAAATTTTGCAAGAGACCAAATCAAAAGGTTACAACCTATTATTGACGCTTTTGATTTTATAGGGCCTCAACCAACAGCTCCTTCTAGGCTTAGCGGTGGCGGTGGCGGTGGCGGTGACGGTGATGGTGATGGTGATGGCGACAGTGAAAGCAATTCATTGGCCAAGATAAAAGACGCAAGTGCAGAGGTGCTTTTTCTTACTCAAGAGATGAACGCTGCTAAGGCTACAGGCCAGTTAATTACAGCTGAACAGCTTAGGCTTGAACTTGATATTCAATCAATAACTGAGCGATTCAATGCTGGACAAATAACTTTTAACGAAGCTTCAAGGCAATCTTCAAACGCAATTGAAGCGAGCAGGATAAGAGGGCTAAGACTTAGAAAAGATGAAAAAAATGAATTAGCAGGGCTTAGCGTAAAACAAAAAGAAGTTAAAAAAGAATTAACTGAAACAGAAAAAATACTTATTAGCATAAAAGACACAATGGCAACTGGCCTAGCAAATGCTATTGAAGGTTTAATAACTGGCACGCAAACATTAAAGGAATCTCTTGCCGGAATATTAAAACAAATAGGCAGCATGCTTTTGCAATTCGGAATGAAACAGTTGATTGGCTCAATCAATTTTGGCGGCGGAGCCAGTAGAGGTATCGCTCAGGCTGTAGGTGGATTTGCAGCAAACGGTGCTTACTTTGACAGAGGTGTGGCCAAGTTTGCTAGCGGCGGAATCGTTAACAGCCCCACGATGTTTGCCTATGCAAATGGTGGAGCTGGTCGTTTTGGTTTGATGGGTGAAGCTGGTCCTGAAGCGATCATGCCTTTAAAGAGAGGGGCTAACGGTCGCCTTGGGGTCGAAGTTTCCGGTCAAAACAACCCAAGGGCAGCTATGTCGCGTTATTCCAGGAGTTCACGCGGATCTTCCGTCATCCCGGCAGAAGGTGGCGGGGCTGCTGGCACGGAAGGCGGTGTTGCTGTTGCCGCTCCAATCGATGTTCGCTATAACGTGGAACGCATCAACTCCGTGGATTACGTAACCGCAGATCAGTTCCAAGACGGAATGAAGAGAGCAGCGGCAGAAGGCGCACAACGCGGTCAGCAATTAACGTTGACCAGACTGCAACAGTCACCCGCAACCCGTAGGAGGATTGGAATGTGACAACACTCGCAGTTGGCAACTATTTAACTTTTAAGAATCCAGAGCAAACAGTGGTTTATAGGTTCCAGAATTTTCACATTGGTGAGACTTCGGTCTATAACACCTTCGACTTCAGTTTTTTACCGTTTGGCTTTTCTGGTGTGAGTGTCAACAGGACAGGCGATAACACGTCTGCATCGTTGATCTTCCCTAATAATGAACTCAGCAGGGCATGGGCTCTAGAGGCAGTCACTGAACGTTGGCTGGCTGTGGTGAAGGTGATGAACCTTGATCCAGACGACCGTACAGTTGGAACGATGATGCACCAGTACGTCGGTCAGATAGCAGGCGGCAGCTGGGACGATGCAACCTTAAACCTTGATGTAAACACGATTTTGGACGCCGTAGGGTCTGACGTTCCACTGCGCCGCTTGACACAAAATCTGATTGGCAGTATTCCAGTTTCAAGTAATGTCCGACTGCGTTGATCTAATTGGGCTTCGCTACCGCTTAGGGGCTGACGGCAGCGACGGTGAGATTGACTGCATCCACCTTGTCTACAAGGTTCTGGAACGGTGCGGTATATACGCGCCACCGTTCAACCCTGATTGGTATAGCTCAAGCAAGACAAAGGTTTGCCGTGATCTCTTGCAATGGGGTTACCGAGTGGATCAACCAACGTATGATGGGGATGTGCTCCTTCTCAAAGAAGACAACTGGGCTTTTGCGGTCACATGGCAAACAGGGATTCTTTACGTCAACAGGCACCTAAATTTCGTGAATTGGGGTCCGGTGTCAAACTTTACAAGCTTCCACTGCTTCCGTATGAAAGGCAGTTAATTGAGACCCTCAGCTGGAACGAAAAGGATTACAGAAGGTTTACTTATTTAGCGGCAAAACGAGGTGCAGTTAGGCCAGCCGCGTATGCACATATCCCTGACATTCAAAATGCTGGGCCAGCATTAGCAGCAGGATATTTAGTTACTACAACTGTAGCTGCAAAAAGTGCAACGACAATTATTCTTACAAACCTTGCGATTGGCGTAGCGTTGACAGCAGCAAGCATGTTGCTGGCTCCTAAGCCAAGAATGCCAAGCTCAGGCCCAGACAACAGAGTTAGTCGTCGTCGTCTTGGTGGTCGCTCTGGGCAAAATCGTTTTAGCCCCACAACCGGTTTTGACACGCAAGCTGAGTTAGCAGATTATGCAAGCCCAATACCTATTATTTTTGGCCAATACACTGGAGCAACTGGCGGTATTGTTGCTTCACCTAGTCTGGTGTGGTCGCGTGCGTTTTCGCTTGGATCACAGCAATCGGTCAAGTTATTATTTGTTCTTGGCGAGCAAGGGTTAGAAGATGGAATTGCAAGGCCAGATCTAAACGGGATATTTCTTGGCAATAGTGCATTAGACGCATCTTATGAACATGCGTTTGCTTTTTACTGGAAAAGAAATAGCAACGCCTATGCGCGAATCAAAGCCGCAAACCTTGCTTATGGCACAAGAGGGACGTTGGCTTCAGGAGACATAGAGGGTGACGATGATGTTTTCCTTTGTCCAACGAGCCAAGGTTTGTCAGATACTGGGTTCTGTGGAGCGCATAGCCCATCGTCTAGTACTCAGTTTGGCGTTCATTCAGCAATTCCAAACGCTACAAACTATCGAGTGAATTGGCGCATAATATCGATTCCAAGGCTTAAAGATCAAGAAGACGACCCGAAAGATCGTTTGTTATCTGAAAGAATAAAAATTGCGGGTGATTACGGGCTTAGTGAAGGCAACGTTAGGGGCCAAGGTCAAAAAGGTGTTGGCCGTAACTATGGCCGCCGCATGGGTATCACTCATTTGAACGGTGTTCCAGTCTCTGATAACGGCTCTACCCCTACAGAAGTGCGAACAGCTGCTGTCGGGGATATAGCAACTTTTACAATTGCGCCAGGAAAATTGCCAGCAGATTTGTATCATCTGGACTCGAATGCAGTTAGCGTTGATGATATTAATTCAGCCATTGCATCGTCCCGTAGGGTTGCAGACGATGCGTTGCAAATAGGTGAAACAATTGCTATTGGACGTACTGCTTGGGTTGTTCAATCAAGAGCGTTGGGTGTTTGGATTGCTGACGACGAAAACAGCCGCCAAGAAATACAGCTTCGTTGTGTTGAAACGTTTGGGGGGCAGCTTGGAGCGTCAATCGGGTTAGTCAGCGAGCGAATGATTTCGCGAGGAGTTTATAACGACGACAATGGCACGACTGACGCTAGAAGCGCCTTAAACATGAACGCCGGTACTGACTTTTACCCGTTGCTCAAAACCAGTTTTGGAATGGTAAGGAATACGCGAGCATGTGAAACAACAGAAATTGGCATTCGATCACAAGTCTGGAACCGCGCCAATGGCCTTACAAACTTTGCCACAATCCCATCACCTGGCGAGTTGCGTGACGCCGAAGACGACAGGATCAGCTTTGAGGCGGGCACGATGTCGCTTTACTTTAAGCGAACATCTGTTTGGACCGTATTCTTGCGGCCTGCTGGAACGGATGAAAACGGAACAGAGTTTGCTTGGGTTCCATTAGGCGAACAGTTTTGCGTTACCGGAGAGAACCCACAAGACCAATACAATTACATTCGCTTTAATCATCCCGAGAAAAGACAGTATGAATATAAATTCGTCCCAAAAAGCGGAGCTGATGTTGCGAGACACAGCCCTGATGACGCTCAATTTATACGTCTAAACCTAAAAACAAACGAGCTTGTAACAGGTCAGCATCAAACAGCATATGGTCTTTTTGAAGTTACTACTACAGGAGAGTTTGTGACAGTTGGTGATATTAAATCCAACTCTGAGATGGCGGCTGATCCTCTTATCACGCCAGGGTTCACAGTGTATGGCGTGCCTGCTGCGGTTGAAGTGGAAACTTATATACCGGAATCAAGCAGGGATTTGATTCAAGCCACAAGCGTTGGCTTTAATAGTTTTCTTCCAGATGGAGTAACGAAAGGCCGTAAAGGTGCCACAAACTATGCGCTTTTTGGGCGAGCCAATTACATGGGCCTGACTGGATCTGCTCAGATTACAACATCTTTAACAGATGATCGGAAAATTACGATTGAGTTCAATGGGGTTGTAAACGAAAACTACCCTGACGATCATCCGTTTTTTCCGGGATTTAGAGCATGGAACTTTACTGACATTAACGTTGTTTCGAGCACTGGTGGATTCAATGAAGGTCAAGTTATTGATATTCCAATTAATGTTGCAGGCAACCCAAGAGCCACACCTTACGGGTTGACAACAGCAGGCGTTCGCTTGACAGTCCTCTCCACGTCGGTGGAAGGTGTAAATACATCCCGAGGCTCTTCCACGCTTGAAAGCAATAAAGGCCGTTCGGCTGCTTTTGCTTACGAGTTATTGGGCGATCAACAGTCTTTCTCTTTGGGCCATGTAAAAGAAGAGACTATTGACGTCTCATCTGATTCTGGAGCGTCAGCGAAGATTGTTGTAACAGGCACTGTTATTTCTCGCCCATCTTTAGGCCGGTCATTATTTCCAGGGCAAGATCAAGGATGGGATCTTCAGTACACCGTAAATCGTGAGTTAAGCTCTGGCGAGTGGGTAAGCGGGGAAAGTGTCTCTTACCCCCTTGACGTATCATCAGGCAATCCATTTAAGGATAGCGATACCACGACAGGAGTTGTCTTAAAAGTTATATCAATAACAACTGTTCAGGTTCCGCCAGAAACGACTGGAGATCGAATTTTTGAAGAAAATAGTCAAGTTAGCGATATTAGTTTTTACGGCAATTTGTTAAACAAATCAAACGATTCATCACCAGAACATGAAATTACTTATGTGAATGAAAGCGTTGCGAATGTTTCTGCGCCTGATTACAAAAACTTAACAATTTGCGGCTTAGCGTTAAAATCTTCTCGTAATTTTGCAAGTGTTGACCAGCTTCGCGTTTGGCTTGCCAATGGCGTTTCGGTCAGGAAGTTTCAGGCAGACGCAACGTCTGCTATTGGCCCAAGCAACAAGTTTACGGACCTTGTCTATTACTTGTTGACGGACAAAGTTGCCGGTGCGGGGAACGTTGTATCTGCTGAGTTGATCAGGGCAGAAGACTTTCCCGCCACTTCACAGTTCCTGAAAGCAAACAAGCTGTTTTTTGATGGAGCGATTGACTCACCAACCAATCTTCGGCAGTTTATTTCTGACACAGCACCGTTCTTCCTTTGCAACTTTGTTATCAGTGACGGCAAATTTAGTTTGGTCCCTGCGTTGCCTACAGATCTAAACGGCAACATCACTCAGCAGCCAGTCGTCATTCAACAGCTATTTACTTCTGGCAACATTATTGAAGATTCGTTCAGCATTGAATACTTGAGTTCGGA